CGTCAAGGTTCAGACCAAGGTACAGTAATGGCCTTGGTGGTCCAAGTCGCCAAGGGCGTCAAGGTGGACTACACCCAGATGCGAGAGCATTTGCTTATTTACGCACTAGTCATGCGTAAGTCTGCCGTGGAAATCGTGAAGCAACAGGCTCGACTGTTCGCACAGGATATGTGCGACTTCACTCCTCCGTTCTCAGGCTCTCAGCCAAGCATCCGCAAGGGCGGTGAGGGCGGCTTCGGCAACAAGGCCAAGAAGAAGGGTCAGGACGCCGTCAGCCGTGACGTCCGCAAGATTTTCGCTCCGTTGGCTCAAGCTCCCGCATCGGCTATCGCCGCTTCCGACAACGTAGGCATTTTTAACGCTTGGGTTAAGGATAAACTCAAACTCCCCGCCCCCCACTACCCGGAGTATGTCTTCAAGATGTTTTCAGAAAAAGGACGCATCATTGGACAGGGCGAGTTCGATTACTTCCAGCGCGTGGAGTCGAAGAAGGGCGGAAACCCAGTCGCCGTACATCTTGGAACCACCGTAGGTACTGTGAAGGCAATCCATGAACTCAGGCGTGGCCGTCCTTCGTACAAGGTAAGCCAGACAAGGAAATCCATGGTAAATTACGTCGACAACTGGAAGCCCGTCGACGCCTACATCAAGCGAGTACAGCAGCGCGTCGGCAAACTGAAGTCAGGCTGGTACTACGCCGGCCTCAAGCTAGGCCGTATGCCTACCTCCGCCTGGATTGCCAATCAGGGTGCGAATACGTCCATCTACGCACCGGCCCTGACTGGCCCTAATCCTAAGATCAAACTAGGCTCCACCGTCGGCCGAAACTATTCCCAAGGCTATCACTTCATGCGGATGGCCATGAACCACCGGGCGTTCGCCATGCGCGTGGCTGTCCTGAAGCACCTTCAGTCGCCAAAGAATCGTGGAAAGTTGATTGAAGTCATCCGACGGCTCCAAGGCGGCTTCACCCTTACCAATACACCATAATGCCTACCCCTCCCTTCTTCAGTTTCCGAACCACCATCGAGAACAGGGTGGCCCAGTACCTGACCCCGCTGTTCCCAGGCGTGACGGTCAACAAGGGCGTCACCGACGACCTCCGGGTCATCCCGATCATCATCGTCCACGCCGAGTCGAGCAGCAACATCGACGACCTTGGCTCCCAGACCCTTGGGAACTACAAGGCCGTGGTCAAAATCTACGTCTACTCCTCGGCCGACGACGAGACCCTCGAAACGCACCGCGCTAGGGTCGTGGAGGTCATCGGAGCCATGCGCGACGTCGCCGGCATCGCCTCCTTGTGGAACGTGTCCACGGACGGCCAGATCTACGACCTATGGATCGAGAATGACGAGGAAGGCATGAGCCAGCGTAGGTACGGCAACGCCATCGAGTACACCTTCTGGGGAGTCATGCCCCCCGCCCCTTGACACTTGGCTAAACCCATACGACAATGTCTTCCATTGATTACGGCGTAGCACATTTTTATGGTCTGTATGGCACCGTTGCCTATGCGACCCTCCAGTCCGACTCCCTGTCCCAGAGCTTCAAGCTCGACGTCGAAGTTTCCGACGAAGAAGGCCGAGTGATCACCGACCGCCTGGACGACCTTTATCAGGAAATCACCCTCGACGGTGTCCTGAAGACCGGCACGACCCCCGCAATTGGTACGCAGTTCTCTTACCTCGGTATCCAATGGATTCTGAAGTCCCTTGAGGACAAGGGTACGAACAAGGATTTCCGCAAGGTTACCATCAAGGGCGTCAAGTATCAGGAAATCGCCTAATAGGGCTGCATCCAAGATGGATGCTCGCTACCTACAGGCCACGACCGTCCTGCCCCGCCAAGATAAGGTGTGCGGCAGGACGCTTCGTCCTTTCTGCCTGCGGCACCGCATCGCCCTTGAGGCCATCGAGTCGCCGTTCCTAGACCCGGCAAATAAGAAGTTCGACCCTGTTCAGGTCGTGATGGCGGCGCGGATTCTTTCGACCTACGACAAGCAGGAGATGTCCCGTCCACTATCCTACATCGAGAAGTGCTTCGTCGCCTACATGGCAATCAACAATAAGTACTATTCGCGCTGCGTCGGCACCATCCTCGGTTGCATCAAGGTATCCCTATCCTACCCAAAGTTCTGGCAGAAGGACGACAAGAAGGACCAGAAAAAGTACGAGGAGATTCCGTTCGTTCTGTCCTGCGTGGCCAACCTCTGCCGCAATGGAGTCAGCCTGGAGGAGGCTTGGACCATGCCGGAAGGCGAGGCTGTCTGGATGTCCGTAGCCAGCGCGATCTACAACGGTTCAAAGATGACCATCCTTTCGACCGAAGAGGAGAAAGATTTGGAGAATTTCGACGCCCGTATTGAAGCCTACAAAAAGGCGAACAAACTACCCTAAGACATGGCCAACCTAGACCTGACAATCGGACTGAACATGGAGGAACTGGAGAAGGGTCTTGCCAACGCCGGCAAGAGCATCGGCAAGTTGTCTGGTTCGGTCCAGGCGGGTAAGAATCCGTTCCAGGCTACAGCCAATCAGTTAAGCACTGGCATGGGGATTGGAACTATGCTTGGTGGACCAATCGGTGGGCTTATCGGTGCTTTTGTAGACGCTTTTGGAGGCATGATTGGTTCGCTTATTTCCAAACTAAAGGAGCTTGGCGATTATGCGATGAATATTCGCAGGTTATCAATACAGACGGGACTTAGCGTCGAACAGATTAGGAGTTTTGAAGGTGTCGCAAAGGCATTTGGATCAAGTGTTGAAAACATTGCCAAATCTTTCACGGAGTTCACGCGCCGCATGGGCGAGGCTCGCATCAAGGGTGGAGAGGTCACGAACATCCTAGCCAAGATGGGCGTCGGCATGGACGAAGTAGCCAACGGTACTTTCAATCACGAAAAAGCCATGAAAGAATTAGCCGATGCCTACGCAGCCGGCACGGACGAAGCCACCCTGCTTTACTACGGCACGAAAATGTTCGGAGATGGCTTCAAAGAACTCTTACCAATTATCAAGGCAGGGTCTAAAGCGGTAGAAGATTCAATGAATAGTTATATTGATTTAAATTCTGCCGCAGGCGAGGCATATGCACGTTCTCAGCAGGACATTGATAATATCAATCGTTCTTGGGATAATATGTGGATTAACATGGTAGGTAGTACTCAGATTTTTATCGAAAAAATTAAATACTACGTCGAAAGCTTGTTTGATTATAGAACTTATAATCCTTTTGAGACGAAAGAAGATGCGGCAAAACGCATGGTCGATAATGCTCCTACATACATGACAAATGAGGAGATTGTTAAATTTCTATTGGAAACATTGGATGAAGAAGATCGTGACGAAATGGAACAGCATATTCGTAACGCATTAAAAGGAAACGGAAAAGTCCTTAACCCCTTCGGCATGGCCGAAGCTGGCGCGGCGTCCCAGATGCAGCAGATGGCCGGTGGTGACATCTTTGGAGCCGTGGCCTTCTCCCCCCTTGAACGAATCGCCACGGCGACCGAAGCCACGGCCGAACATACCCGTCCTAGAGACGAACCCCCTCCCCGTACCCCTGACGAAGTAACACGCTAATGGCATCCCCTACTACAATCGGTTACGGAAGTAATCTTATCACGCCTATCGCCCAGCCCGGATGGCAGGTGGAGTCGGACGGGTTCGGCTTGCTCCAGGCACAGGTGAAGTTCAAGTGGACTAACAGCCAGCTCCCCATCTTCACCACGACCTTCGCCAAGGGTGCAACCTTTCAAAGCTTGGTCGGAGTAATCACGCCTAGCAACCTGACTCAACTCAAAGTCTGGAGGGCGAATTACGTCTACGAGAAGAACAACGTCGTAACGGTCACCGCTGACTTCTGCGGCATCGATCCAAACGTCAACAGCGGCTCACGCACCAACCCTCAGATGGTAATGACTGGTTCGGCTGCTTCCGAGCCTATCGAACACCACCCCAACTTCCAGTTGGTCAATTGCACTTCTGGAGGTCTTACGAGGACGCTTGCTGGCTTCCCTACGGGTACCGGCTGGGATCCTAGCCCTGTCACTAACCCGAACCGCGCACTCTGGCGTCCGGCCGTCGCCGCCGGCGGTGCTGTTCAAAGTTTCCAGTTCGTAGGATTTCTGCCCAACCAGAACGTCGAGGAAACGGTGTCTAAGGTCAACATCAAGGCCGGCATCAAGAACTACTACAAGCCGTCCAACACGATGCGCGTATTGTTCTACGTCAACAGCCTAGATGTGGCCCTTACCTACGCATCTTATGTCGGTTGGGTTACCGACGGTACCAACTGGAACATCCCTGAAGCCTACCGTCAACTCGCTACGGGTGGCTACGCTGGCTCGTTCCAATGGAATGAACGCTGGTCTTCTCAGATCAATAAATCCTTCCTTATCACCAACGGCTCCGTCGAAGAGTTCGGTGGCATCTACAAGGTGACGGCTGACCTGATGCTCTCGGGTATCTCCGGCTGGGATAAGGACGTTTACCCCAACAGCCAGTCAAGCTGATGCGTTCCCTGACTGGGTTTAACAGTTCGGCGGTCCAAGGCTCATTCGGCAAGGGTCAGCCCATCATGGCCAGCGAACTGAACAAGTTGGCTGCGTCGGCCTCTGGAGCGCAGACTATGATGTCGAACGACATCACATACTTCGGCGGAACTACGGGGACGTGCTACGGCCTGCCGCAGGAAGTCTACATCGCTGGATCGCTGAACCCTCTAGACCCGTCTATCAGCGGAGATAAGGTCACAATCACGCCTGGCACGGTCAATCGGTACATCCCGAAGATCGGTAGCAACTACATCGACGAAACCCCCGCGCCGACGATCACCGTCACCGACAACGGCTACATCTTGGTCAAGGTTACCTACGAGGTGAACAAGTTCTTCCCGCGCACGGCGGAGATCGTCTTCTTGGCCGTTGCCACGCCGCCGGCCGACACGAACACGGAAAGTCACTATCCTCTGGCCAAGGTCGTGAAGACCACCTCCGGGGGCGTCGACTCGTACTCCCTGACGGGCGTCGGCTTCTTCAACAACGGCAACCTCGTCGTCAACCGCCTGAAGGCCGGACAGAACATCGCCACTTGGTGGTGGGACGTCATCAGTTAAATGGCCGACGCATGGAATCCAGCGACCTCGTACTCGCCTGGTGCCATCGTCACCTATAACGGGCAGACGTATTATCGGAGCCAATACCCTGCGACGGCGACCGGCGGGACGCCTCCTAATCAGGAGATGAACGTCGACAGCGAAGGAGACCTTATCAGGACTTGGACGCTGTACGTCGGAGGTTACTACTACTACCAGCCGAAGTTCCACACGACGTATTTCCGTATCATCGAGCCGCCTCTCAGCGAGGAGACCGGCCTTCGTGAATTTCAGTATTCTGGAGATCAGTTTGCCGCAACTAACGCTTATGGAATAATTGGAGACCCTTTGGCATTTGAATACGGAAAGACGGTTGAGGTAGATCAGGCGAAAAACAACCCCTCCCCGACCCCAGACTCGCCAGTTTGCCCTGCCGAGCTTTGCGGGGTCGCCATGCAGCAGTTCCAAGAAGGTGGAATTGTAGGGTGTGGCGTTGATAGCACCCCACATCCTACTATCCCTAGGACATACTACATCTTCGTCCTATTCAACCATCCGCTGTACTTCCGACGGACAATCACGGCCTTTACTCAGATTCAGAAGACCGTAACGGTATTCGATCCGCCTGAGACTACGGTGACCTACGAGAATACCTATACGCCCTACATTCCTGACGACAGGAACTACTGTACATTGTTTTCCATGGATTACGGCTCCTACCTAGTTCCGGCTAATGCGGCATTTGAAATCACGGTACCCCCAGACGTAATCACCGAAACGGGTAGCACTACCTACCAGTTCGTAGCCCGAGGGTTCCAAGAAGCCACCCCGAACGACTGATTTAGGGGTATTGACATACGGCTAAACCCAAACGGCGAACCTATGTCCTGTACCCAGCATCAGTTCAAACGGGGGGTCACCT